ACTTCTTCACGACGGACGGCGAGTTCCTCGTCGTGACGGAGCTCAACGACCCGCTTCAGGTGAACCCGCTGAAGTACGCGAGCAGCGAAGCGGACCCGGACCCCGTCGTCGCGCTGCTGAAGGTGCGCAACGAGGTCGGCGTCCTGAACCGCTACACGATCGAGGTCTTCGACAACGTCGGCGGCGTGGGCTTCCCCTTCCAGCGCATCGAAGGCGCGCAGGTCATGAAGGGCTGCGTCGGCACGCACGCCTGCTGCGTCTACCAAGAGTCGATGGCGTTCCTCGGCGGCGGGCGCAACGAAGCGCCGGGCGTCTACATCGGCGTCAACGCGACGGCGCAGAAGGTCTCGACGCGCGAGGTCGACGAGATCCTCGCGACGTTCACGGAGGCGCAGCTCGCGACGGCGGTGCTCGAGGCGCGCAACGACCGCGCACACGAGTTCCTCTACGTCCACCTCCCCGACCGCACGCTCGTCTTCGACGGCTCGGCGGCGAAGGCGCTCGGGGCGCCCGTGTGGTTCGTGCTCACGTCCGCGCTGCAGGGTTTCGCGCAGTACCGCGCGCGCTGGTTCGTCTGGGCTTACGACGCTTGGCAGGTGTGCGACACGCTCGGGCCGACGTTCGGTCGCACGGTGCAGGACGTCTCGACGCACTGGGGAAGCCGCGTGCGGTGGGAGCTCACGACGCCGATCGTTTACAACGAGGGCAACGGCGCGATCTTCAACGAGCTCGAGCTCATCGCGCTCCCCGGCTCCGTGCCGTTCGGAACGGACCCCGTCATTTCGACGTCGTACAGCCTCGACGGGCTCTCGTGGAGCATCGACCACGCGGTGCACGTCGGGTCGTACGCGCAGCGTCAGCACCGCATCGCGTGGCGCCGTCAGGGCTTCATGAAGCGCTTCCGCGTGCAGCGCTTCCAGGGCGACTCGTGGGCGCACATCCCCGTCGCTCGTCTCGAGGCAACCTTCGAACCGTTGGCCTGGTGATGGCAGTCCGACGCCTTGGCCTCACCCGTGACCAGCTCGCGAAGTTCCTCGACGAGCACGAGCAGATTCGCCAGTTCGAACTGCTCTTCACCGCCGTCGACGAGCTCCAGACCGAGGGGCTCGACTCGGTGCGCTTCGACGCCGGGGCGGCCCTCGCCGGGGTTAACAAGCTGGCCGGCGTTGTCGCGCAATTGGCCCAAGACGGGGCGATCGAGGCTTCGAACGCACTCTCGGTCGCGCAGGCCGCAGAACGCGCCCTGGTGGCGATTGAGGGCCTTGCGATGGTGGGCGCGACGCTCCCGCCGAAGGTGCCCGTGCGGCGCACCGTGGGCGCGTGGCATGACATGAATCGGCAGACGGCGGTCGCCATCAACACGGGCCAGCGTGCGAAGTGCGACACGATCGACATCGAGCGCGGCGTCTGGCGTGACTCGTCGGAGGACGTCTTCTATGTCGCTGACGCGGGCGTCTACAACATCGAGTTTTCCGCGCAGGTCGACTCAAACAAGGGCTCCGACTCCGAGCTCTGGATCTGGCTTGCCGTCAACGGGTCGAGCGTCGCCGAGTCGGCCTCCGTCATCCGCGTGAAGGGCAACGACGGAGAGACCGTCGCCTCGTGGAACTTCCTCGTCGAGCTCGCGCCGAACGACTACTTCTCGATCATCTGGGCGGCGGACAGCTTGCAGACGTACCTCGAAACGTTCGCCGCAAGCGCGTTCCACCCTGCTATCCCTTCGCTCATTCTCACCGTCACGCAGGAGGCGTGAACCATGGCCGTCACTCCCTCGCAGATCATCGCCCCGGCCTTCGTGCCGAACGTCAAGGGCACCGCGTACACGTCGACCGCGGCGAAGACGCGCATCGACTACATGGCGTTCACGAACACGACGGCGAACAACGTGACGCTCTCCATTTGGCTCGGTCCCGCTGGCGCCTCGCAGCGCATCAAGGACAAGACGATCCTCCCCGGCGAAACGTATCTTTGCCCGGAGGTCATCGGCGCGCTTCTCATGCCCGGCGAGGTCATCCAGTGGGTGTGCAGCGCGGCGAACGCGCTTTACGGCTCCGCGAACGGCGTTCAATTCACCTGACACGCGACAAGGTAAGCAGCCATGATGATGCTCGGTATCCCCGTCGAAAAGCCGTTCCCGTCGACCAGCGAGAACAAGAAGAACACGCTCATGGTCATTCAGGACTGGATGCTCGGCCCAGAGCAGCCGTCGAACGAGCGCGGCGCGAACGCCGAATACTGGCGCGGGCTCGCGAAGGCGATGCAGGTCGACGAGGCCGAGGCTCGTCGCCGCCGCTGCTCCAACTGCGAGTATTACGACAACACGCCGGACACGCAGCTCAAGATGGAGCGCATCCCTTGGAACCAGTGGGACGTCGGTGCGGGCTTCCGTGGCTTCTGCACGAAGTTCTCTTTCGTGTGCCATGACCTGCGCAGCTGTCAGGCGTGGGAAGAGAAGGAGTTTGAGGAGGATTGATGGGCGCCGTCGATTCGTCGAGCGCGCTGGAGTACCAGCTACGCGAAGCCCTCGAGCTACCCGTGCCCGCGCGCGAGTGGCTCCTGCTCGTGTGGCGTTCGATCCAAGCGTTCGACGACTTCGCCGACGGTGACGAGGTGCCGCGAGTGGAGCTCGACGCGCTCATCTGGAACACGCTCGTCGCGCTTCCGTGCCACCCGTTCTTCCTCGCGCACGCGCACGCGCTCGGCGGTGCGCTCTCGACGATGATCCTGAAGTGGCAGGCGTCCGACTTCGTGGAGCGCGACGGCTACGCGGACGCCAAGTCTTTCATGTGGCGCGCGGGCTTTTACGACGTGGTGCTCGTCGTGCTGAATCTCTGCTACGGTCCAACCGTCGCCAAGTCGAAAGCGCACCTCGTCATGCACCTCTACGGCGAGACGCTCGATGACTACCTGAAGGAGTTCGAACATGCCTGAACCCATTTCCGCGACCATCATGGGCGGAGCAATCATTACGGGGGTCGGCGGTTACTTCGCGCAGAAGGCCGCGGCCGAGGAAGCGTCCGGCGCGCAGCGCGAAGCATCGCAGGCCGCGATCGCCGAGCAGCGCCGCCAGCAGGCCGAGATGGAGCGCCTCCTTGCGCCGTACATGCAGGCGGGACAGAGCGCGCTTGGTGCGCAGCAAGCGCTTCTCGGTCTCGCTGGCCCCGAGGCACAGCAGGCGGCGATCGCGCAACTCGAACAGAGCCCATACGCTCAAGCGATGCTGCAACAAGGTGCGGAAGGTATTCTTCAGAACGCATCGGCGACCGGCGGCCTCCGTGGCGGCAACACGCAAGCGGCGCTCATGGAATTTCGGCCAGCCGTCCTTTCGCAGCTTATTCAGCAGCGCATGTCGCAGCTCGGCGGCATGGCGGGCATGGGCGCGCAGAGCGCGCTCGGCGCCGCAGGCTACGGGCAGCAAGGCGCACAGGGCGTCATGGGCCAGCTCGGCGCCATGGGGCAGGCGAACGCAGGTGCAGCGCTCGCGCAAGGGCAGGCGATGGCGAACATGTTCGGCGGCATCGGTGGCTCACTCGGCACACTCGGCGGCCTCGGAGCGATGGGAAGGGGGCCGTTCGCCCCCAAGGCGTGAACGAGGAACACCATGGCACAGCCTTTTAACTACATGCTCAACGTGCCCAACCCCGCGGAAGCGGTGACGGGCGGTCTTCAGCAGGGCATCCAGCTCGCTTCGATGATGGAGCGCGCCGACCTCATGGCGGCGCAGCGTCAGCAGACGCAGGTCGAAACGCAGCTCATGCAGGCGAAGGCGCAGCGCGAGCAGGCGCAGCGCGATGCGATCGCGGCGTACTACGACACGCCTCCCGAGAAGCGCACGGCGGCGATGTTTGAGCGCATCCAGGCGACGGCGCCGAAGGAGGTCGCTGAGAACATGCGCGCGTCTTTCGACGCGCTCACGAAGGAGCAGCAGCGGCAGAAGCTTCTCACCGGTGCGCAGGTCTTCTCGGCCCTCCGCTCGGGCGACCGCGAGACGGCGAACACGATTCTCCGTCAGCAGGCCGACGCGGCGCGCAACGCTGGCGACGAGGCCGGCGCGAAGGCGTTCGAGAACGCAGCCGAGATGGCGGCGATCGCTCCCGATCAGGCGGAGCTCTTCGTCGGGACGTCGCTTGCGGCGCTTCCGGGTGGGAAGGAGTTCCTCGAAAACGTCGGGAAGCAGCAGGAGCAGCGCTTCGAAGCGCAGCTTCAACCGTCGAAGCTCTCGAAGGCTCAGTCCGACGCGCTTCGCGCCGACTTCGAGGCGAAGATCAAGGGCGTCGAGGCCGAGTTCGCGCCGCAACAGCAACAAGCCGAGCTCGGCGTGAAGAAGGCGAGCTCCGCGAACATGTACAGCCAGATCACCGACCGCGCGAAGCGGCTCAACCTCGACGAGCGCAAGTTCGCCGACGAGTCGGCGCGCGCGTGGACGAACCTCGGGCTCGATCAGGCGAAGCTTTCGCAGCTCCCCGAGCCGATTCGGAAGGAGATCGACACCTACGTCGTCAAGGCCGGCGAGGCGTCAACGGATGCGGCGCGGATGCGTGAGATCGCAAGGCGTTATCGCGAGGAAGTTACGACGGGCGGCCTCCAAGCATCGGCGGGCGAACTTTACGCTCGTTTGACTGGCAAAACCGACGCGATTTCGGATCTTCGTGCGGAGTACGCGCGGATGCGCAACACGCAGGTGCTCAAGAATCTCCCGCCCGGCCCCGCGTCGGACAAGGACATCGCCTTCGCTGCGAAGGGCTTCCCCGACGAGAACGCGAACCCGCAGCAGGTTTCAGCGTTCCTTACCGGCTTCGCGAAGATCCGCGAGCTCGAGGCGAAGCAGAACGAAGCGCGCGCCGCGTGGACGTCGACCTTCCGCGGACTTGGCAACGCGACGATGGAGGCGAACGTCGGCGGCGTACAGGTGCAAGCCGGCGAGAAGTTCAACGACTTCGTCAAGCGCTACCAGGGCGGCGAGACGGCTGCGGCTCCGGCGGGGCGTGCGCCTGCGGCGGCGCCTGCCGCCGACGTCCGCGCGCAAGCCGACGCAATCCTTCGCGGGGGTAAGTGATGGCAACCGCTGACGAGTACGCGGCTTGGATTGTCGCCAACGCGAGCAAGAAGGGTACGCCCGAGTTCGAGACGGTCGCGAAGGCGTACGAGCTTGCGAAGAGCGAGGCGACTGCGGCCCCTGCCGCTGCGCCAGCCGCCCCCGCCCCCGCCGAAGGCGAGCCGATGGAGCTCGAGATCACCGGCGGCCGCACGGTGTCGCCGGAGGAGTACGCGCAGCAGTACCCGGGCGCGAGGGTGCCCGAGACGACCGCGGCGGGCCTCGTCGGAAGCGTGGTGCGAGGGATCGCCCCTGGTGCCGTCATGGCGGGCCTCGGCGCGCTTGCGGCGCCCGTGGCGGGCGTTCCCGTCGCCGTAGGCGCTGGCCTTGGCGCAGCGGCCCTCGGCGCGTCGCAGCTTCTCGGGCTCGACACCGGCTTCGTCGAGAACCTGCAAGGGCTCCTGACGCGCGCAGGCGTCGCCGAGCCGCAGACGGCTACGGAGCGTCTTTTGAAGGCCGCGGCGGGCGGTCTTACGAGCGGAGCGGCGGGCGTGTCGCTTGGCCAAGGGCTCATGAAGTCCGCGACGCCGCTCGTCCGCACGGCGGGCGCGATGCTCTCCGAAGCGCCTGCTTCGCAGATTGCATCGGACATCGCGGGCTCGTCGGCGGCGCAGCTTGCGGCCGAGGCGGGCGCTGGCCCGGGTGCGCAGTTGGCCGCGGCGGTCATTGCGGGCGGCCTCGGCGGCAAACTCCCCGCAAGCGGTCGCGCGATGCCGTCGCCGCTCACCGTCGAGGAGTTTGGGAAGCAGGCAAAGAAGGCCGTCGAGTCGCCGCTCGGCGGTAGTCGTGCGCTCGAGCGCCTCGCGACGGAAGTGCAGGCGGACCCGGAGACGATCGCGGCAGCGGAGCGCCTCGGGATCACGCAGTACCTTCAGCCCGATCACGTCTCGACGAGTCAGGTCGTGCGCGAGATCGGGCAGGCGGTGAAGTCGATCCCCGGGTCGGCGGCGCGCTCCGCGGAGATGGAAGGGCTTCAGCAAGTCGGCGCGCGCGCGTCGAAGCTCATCGAAGACCTCGGAGGGACGCGCGACCTCTCGACGCTCTCCGAAGGCGTGCGCACGGAGCTGAAGACGCAGGCAGCGGCGCTGAAGAGCACATCCGACAAGCTCTACGAGGAGATCGCGCAAGCGATCCCGGCGAACACGCGCGTGCGCGCGGACAAGACGCTCGCGTTCATTCAAGAGCGCGCGAAGGAGATGAACGGCGTCGAGAACCTCACGCCGATCGAAAAGGAGCTCCTTGCGAAGCTGACGCCGCAGCAGATCGCGTCGAAGAGCGGCAAGTCGGTGAAGCAGATTCCACCGACGTACGCGCTCGTCGACGAACTGCGGAAGGACGTAGGCGAAATCGCCGGCGGCCCCGGTGTCGTCCCTGACCGAAGCACGCGCATCGCGAAGCAGCTCCGCGAGCTCATGACGGAGGACCAGGAAGTCGCAGCGCAGGCCGCAGGCGTCGCCGACAAGTGGGCCAAGGCGAAGGAGGCTGTGAAGCTTCGTAAGGGGCTCGAAGACGACCTCGCGTCGCTCTTCGGCAAGGAGTTCGACCAGTCGCTCGTCACGAAGCTGACGACCTCGACGACGGGACTCTCGAAGGGCGATGCGGACCGTTTCGCAAGCATCGTTAAGGCGGTGCCCGATTCGATGCGCAAGGACGTCGTCGTCTCGGCGCTCGGCTCCGCGTTCGGGCGCGCGACGAAGAACGGCGAGCTCAACTTCAACACGTTCTCGAACTTCTACGAGAACTTGAGCAAGAACAAGCAGGCCGCGGCGACGGTCTTCGCGAACCTCCCGCCGGGGGCGAAGTCGGCGTTCGACGATCTCGCGAAGGTGTCGAAGTCGATCGCGCAGGCGACGCGCGAGAACATCCCGACGGGGCGCGTGCAGTCGGCTCAGAAGCAGCTCGAGAACGCCGACACGTTCGCAGGCACGCTCTACAGCATCGCCGCGAAGGCGGCGATCGGCATCCCGATCGAGGCGGCGACATCTGCCGTCGGCTTTCGCGGCGCTGGCGTCGGTGCAGGGCTCGCCGCCGGGCTTAGCTCGGCGATCTCGAAGAACCGCACGACCGCCGCGAAGGCAGCCGACGCGGTGCTCCTCTCGCCCGAGTTTCAGCGACTTGTCGTCGCGTCGGCAGGGCAGCCCACCGCGCAGCAGCAGGCGATTCGGCGCCTTGCGAGCTCGCCGAAGTTCGACGTCTTCGCCCAGGCTGCGGGGCTTCCCCGTGCTATGAGCGACCGCGAGCTCTTCATCCGAAACGCGCTCCTCGCCGGTGCCACCGAAGAGGCGCAAGCCCCGCAGGAACAGACCCCATGAGCGCCTTTTCCGTCCACGAGCCCTTTCCGCAGTTCCACGACCGCGACGGCCAGCCGCTCGACGGCGGCTTCGTCTTTATCGGGACGGCAGGCCTCGACGCGCAGGCGAATCAAGTGCCGGTCTACTTCGACCCGGCGCTGACGATCCCGGCGTCGCAGCCGATCCAGACGCACGGCGGCTTCGCGGCGAACGGCGCAACGCCGACGCCGATCTACGTCGACGCGAACGACTACTCGATCAAGGTGCTCGACGCGAACGGCGCGCTCGTCATCGCGTACCCGAACGCGGTCGACCGCTTCCCGGCGGCGGTCATCACGGGCGGACTCTCGAGCGCGAACGTGACGTACGACCGCGCGCTCACGGGTACGCAGCTCCGCACCGTCGAGGGACGCCTCCGCGACTTCACGAGCGTCTTCGACTTCATGACGCCGACCGAGATCGCCGGCGTGCAGGCGGGGACGTTCCTCGTCGACGTGACGGCGCCGATCCAGGCGGCGCTCAACTCGGGCGCGCGCGAGGTCTACTTCCCGCAGGGCGGTTACCTCATCTCGTCGACGCTCACCATCAACTCGGTGACCGTGGCGAAGATGCTTCGCGGCGCGGGGCGCCAGTCGTCGATCATCTACAGCATCAGCGCGGGCAACGCGATCGAGAGCATCGGCAACCCGATCACGCAGAACACGTCGATCACCATCGCCGACCTCAACATCGAAGGGCAGCCTGGCACGGGGAACGGCATCTTCTTCGAGTACACGTCGCAGGCGACGATCGAGCGCGTGGGCCTCTACGGGCACGGCGCCGACGGCATCCGCGTCGAGAACGGCGCGCACATCGCGATCGTCGACTGCTGGTCGCGCTCGAACACGGGCAACGCGCTCCGCATCGGCGGCGAGGCGTACTTCGTCGACGTTCGTGGAGGCACGTTCGAGAGCTCGCAGGACGGCGTCGAGATCGACATCGCCGGCGGTGCGGCCTCTCCGCGCTTCCTCACCTTCACCGGGTGCGCCTTCCGCGGCAACACGAACGCGAACGTCAACGTCGGGCAGTCGCGCGACGTGCGCTTCTTCGGCTGCTCGTTCGAGTCCCCCGCGGGATCTGCAACGGTGCGCCATCTCTCGGTCGACGGCGGCGTCGGTCTCGCTTCGAGCGTCGTCGCGGACGCGTGCTCGTTCACCGGCGTGAACGGCGCGCTGACGACCGTCGGCGTCTACGCGGCGACGTGCGAAGATGTCGCGGTGACGAACTCCGTCATCGACTGCACGGGCGCGACGGCCTACAACGTCGCGGCGTCGGCGGTGCGGACGCGCTTCTTCGACAACGCGGTGATCGTGGGGACGCAGACGAACGCAAGCGCGTCGACCTTCACCCGTACGACGCTCACGGGTTCGAGCTCGCTTGGCTTCGGTGGCGGCGAGGGCCTCGTGAACTTCGACGCGCTTGCCAACGCGATGAAGATGCGACGCGTCCCCGTGTCGAACCTCCCCGCGGCGGGTACGACGCAGCTCGGCGTGCTTCAGCTTCGCGCGCTTGACAGCGCCGGCCTCCTTTCGTCGGAGTACCGGGTCTGGTCGCGCGGCGGGAATCTCGTCGGTTCGCTCACCGACCCTGCCAACATCACCGACGGCATCACCATCGGCCCTGGCGTTCAAACGTACACCTTTGCGACGCGCCCGGCATCTGCTCCCGTTGGCACGATCGTCAGGATCACTGACTCGAATGCAGCTCTAACCTGGGGCCAAGTCGAGACGGGCGGCGGCATCATCAACCGCTTCATCATCCACACGGGCGGCAACGTTTGGACCGTCATCGGCAACGGGTGATATGGTGATCGCCATGCAAGAGCTCGTCGGTTACGTCAACCTCGCCACCTCCGTCGGAGGCTTCTTCCTCGCGTGGTCGAAGCTGACGAACGCGATGGCGCGTATCGAAACGCGCCTCGACGGCGTCGAGTCGAACATGAAGCGCATCGAAGACACGCTCAATCGAGACGTGCAGAAGCTCGAGCGCATCGTGCAGCTTCACAGCGAGAAACTCGCGCGGCTCGAGGCTACCGTCTCCGTGAGGCCGCAGCCGTGACGCTCTCGACCTTCGTCCTTGCGTGGCCCATCGTCTCGGCGGTGCTGAACGTCATCCTCCGCACGCGCACGCCCGAGCAGTGGGTCGAGCGGTGCGAGAAGCAGCCGCGCCTCGCGGCCTTCACGCGCCTCGTGCGCTCCGTCGGCCTCGACCCGGTGAAGATGGTGCAGGCGCTCGGCGAGCTCGTCGCGGGGAAGCCGTGAGGGCGCTCGTCCTACTCGCTGCCGTTCTCGCCACGGGCTGCCACACGCCCTGCGAGCGCACGGCGCGTCACGCGATGGCGATGGGGCGCGCGTGCAAAGAGGTCGGCGACAAGGCGCTCGAGGGCGTCTGCGAGAAGGCGTACGAGTCCGTCGGCAACGCGCTCGCCGGTGGCAAGTGCTCGACCGAGGTCACGCGATGAACTGGATCGAGCTCGCCCGCGTGCTCGTCGAGGCCCTCGCGAAGCGCATCGAAGCCGACGACGACATGCGCGCGGAGAAGCGCGACGGGCGGACGGTGATGCCTCCGTTCGCCGAGCTCGATGCGGACCGCTACGACGACCGCGCCTTCGCGCGCGACCTTCTCCGCACGGCGTGCAAGGCAGACCCGCGCCTTCGCGATGCGCTCGTCGTCGTCGCGACGCTGGCGAAGGGCTCCGACCACGACGCGCTCCGCGAGCTCGTTGCGGCCCTTCCGCTCGACGAGGGCTGACGTGACCGCCCGCGAGCTTCCTGCTAGGCGAACCGTCGTGTCGCCCGTCGAAGTCTACATGGCCCTGCGCCTCCAGCTCGAAGCGCAGCTCGGCAAGGAGCAGACGACGCGGGCCGGCGCGATGATTCTCCTCGGGCAGATGGCCCTCGAGACGGGGCGCTTCGAAGCCACGATGAATTACAACTTTGGCGGCGTGAAGTGCGGGCCAAGCTGGAAGGGTTGTTGGCAGCACTTCACGACGACGGAGCACGTCGAGGAAGACGCCGCGCGCACCTACCTGAACACGCCCCCGCCTGGCTCGAAGGTCGAGCGCGTAGGCGTCGACGACAAGGGGCGCGTGATCCTGCGCTTCTCCGGCAAGCACCCGGTGAACAAGTTCCGCGCGTTCGAAACGCTCGACGACGCGGTGCAGCACCATGTCGCGTTCCTCCTCGGCAAGCGTTACCGCAACGCGGTGCACCTCGCGATGGCGGGTCGCGCCGACGACTACGCGATCGCCCTGCGCGCGGCGGGCTACTACACCGGCGACGCGGCGACGTACGCCCGGAACG